AAGCCCATACACAGGATTTGGGTGTTTTCCGGTGGTTTACTACCTTTGACCGGCCAACGGCGTTTTTGGCTTCCACCAACGATTACAGAGCATCTGCGACATAGTGTCGCACCCATCATTTTCTGACTTCAAATATATGGGATTTTATGATAGACTCTTATACATGGTAGTAGTCTACCTTTTACAACTACGGGAGAAAGCTATGGGAAAGAAAGATCCTTTTGGCTTCTTGGACGAGATGCTTGGGCCGTTGATCCAGCCACCCAAGCCGGTCAAGAAACCAAAACCAAAGCCTGTTAAAAAACCAAAATAAAAATTAGGGCGGCCATGTGCCGCCCTTTTTTAATGCGTGGTCTTCGGGTTTTCGTTTTCATACTCGACCGCGGCGCGGGCTCCGCTGGCCATGCACGACGTGATCATGCCAATGGCCGTTGTCGAGTCCGGCGAGGATATTATCAGCCGGAAGATAATCGCGGTCAGTGCGCCGCCCATTACGGCTCCTGCGCCGTGGCCATCCTTGGCCATTTCATCCAGCAGGTCTTCGACCCGCTTACCGGCTTCATCAAAGCTATCGCTGCTATCCACGTTGTATCCTTTCCCAAGCGGCTCTCGTTTTCCACGCCCGCTTATAAGCTTCACGGGTATGTTCACCCTTAGATACTGTAAGTGAAGCGTGTAAATCTACCACCCGTTCTATTTCGTTGAGGGCCGTCGGCCAATCCATGTCTCTCGACAATTTTAAAATTTCTTCTCTCTTGTTCATGAAGCATCTCCCGTGGTGCCCATATTTGAAACCAGCAATCAGAACATAAGAACCGGCCACCGTCTTTTGCGGCAGCCGGTTCGTTACAGTTATGACAACGTGTGATCTTCAGCATTTTCACGATCCCTTTCAATACGAGCCGTGATTGCGTCCAGTAGCAGATGCGTAGCTTCCGCGTCACTTGGCGCACAGTCAAAGGACAACTCGACGACAAAGCGTGACATAACATTTGCCACATGGAAAGGGTTTGCCCCTTGAAGAGAAAACTCTTCAGTCACGTCGAGCAACCGGTCATACATATCCTCGTAGGATATCCGCGTATCTTTAACTGCCGTCATCGTTCACCAATCTCCTCAATTCTGTATGTGTCCTGCTCAAACACCTCTGGCGTTCCATCATATTCAAGATGAAACATCTCATGCGCCAACTCTTGAGCATGTTCCTCAGAGTCTGCCACAACCTCAATTCTTTTAGATATAGAGGCCACAATTTCAACTTCGTATTTCTTAGCCATTGGTTGTCTCCTCAACATCAATAATCACATCCTTAATGTGATCGTCCCAAATTTCTTCCTTAGCTAACTCTTTGGCCTCTTCCGCGTTGTTAGCTTCGACATCAATCCGGTGATACACCGTGACATACACTTTAAACTTTGGCATCATCGTCTCCCGTAGTACATAAGATAACTCCTATATACTACGGTGACAACATATTGTCAAGCCCCAACTGCTTGGTCTTTATCATCGCGCAGAATACGGACGATATCTTCGATTGGTGTCATGTCGAGCCCGATATGTTCTGCGGCCCCACGATACCGGTTGAGCCATGCCGCCAGCTGCACACCTGCCTGCCGACGCAGTTCTTCTTGCGACGCTTCGTCTTTAGGGTCAAAGGGTTCGTAGCCACCGCCCTCTTTACGTTTGGCTACCGGCGATATGTATGCCGGATACTCAGCGACCTTGATTGACACGACCTCACTTTGCTGGACCTCTTCCTGCTTAACCACGATCCGTAGTCCGCTGGCCATGCGCCGTGCCATGTCGATACGCCAGTTACGCGCCGCCGTGCTATCGTCTATGCCATAAAAGGCATCATACATTTCATGTTCCGGCTGGGTTGCCAGCCAGTCCACAAACTCATCAGCTTTAAATATGTTCAAACCAGTAGCTTGCAGATACTCGTCAATTATCCGCTGCTTGGTTTTTCTTGCAAAGTTACTCATTTATTCCTCCTTTTAAAAGTTAACCGCCTTGACTTACCGCAACTAACCGGAACTCGCCAAGACATACCGAAACCGCCATGCCACGCCTAACCCCAACCCAACTCGTCTCACCGTGCCTCACCAAAACCGCCATGCCACATCAGACCGCACTCAGCCACGCCACACCTCAACCGTCAAACCTCAACTCACCGATCCGTGCTCAAACAAAACAGACCTCAACCTAACCGCCTTGCCAGACCTTGCCCAACCGAACCTTACGAGACCCAACCGAAACGCACCATGACCGCCTTACCAGAACCGACCTCACCTCACCGCGACATACCTCACCGCGACATGCCAAAACCGCCGCGCCACAACAAATCTCAACTCATCGGAACCAACCAAAACTCATCTGACCAAACCAGAACCGCCAAGCCGCAACTTACCGTGCCTTACCCAAACGTAACTCAGAGAACCCAACCTAAACAGAACCGACCCCAACCGCCACAACGCGGCGCACCTGACCTGACCTGCCCTCATCTCTCCCAACCATAACCGTCTTTCCGTAACCCGCGACAGGGATATGCTGCAACGCGCACCAATGATGCGCGTTGCCCCATGTCTAATAACTAAGCAGCCCTCCGCAACCGCTCTTCTTGTAAGAACTGCATTAGTTCTGCTGTTTCTTGATCCGCGCACTCTGGATTGTCACGCGCTAGCTCCTGAACTGCACGGCCCTCTTCCATAAGCTCGTCCCACAACTCTTGGTATTCGCCCATATCTTCAGAACCGGCTATAGAGAATGTACCGAAAGACCCACGGCCTTTTTCCTGACGGAAATCGCCAAGGCCGATTAGTTGTCCGGCATTCTTTACAAGAGAAGAGATAGAACGTGCGCTGAAAGTAGGTGTAGAAAACCTGATTTCTACTTCGGCGCACCAGTTAGGAAGATAGGCACGAGTACGCATATCCGGTGTGCGGTTCATGTCCGCGGACCGTACTACGTCAATTTTGAGGTATGGCTTACCCCAGATATTTATGTTTGTCTGTGGCAAGAAGATATTCCGGTTAACGCTGGTCTTGTTCACACCAGCCGTTTCAAGTGCAGCCGTGGCCATTGCACCCTTTACACCAGCCGCGGGAAAACACAAAAGCGTGTCACCTTTTGGTTGAGTGTGCATAGAGTCGGCAAACTCCTGTTCCGGATTATGTTTGATTTCTTTCTTTTCAGCCGCAGTCTTGCGGCCTGCGCCAACGAGAAGATCCCGTTTAGCTTTTGCCGACATACTGTTGAAGTACATCGGGGTTTGTCCAATCAAGCGGATTGTGATTTGGCCCTGCTTGATGACTGGGATGCTGATTGCATCATTAGTCTTTTTTGTAGCTGCCATTTTTTTCTCCTTTGCTAATGACATAAGATTTATCCTATATACTCTTACTACTACATATTGTCAAGCAGAAAAAAATGCCCCCAGAGTCGTGCGAACTCTGGGGGCTACTACGGGAACTGTAAAGCTTGGGGGCTTTACAAGCTCATATGTATGCGATTGTTTGGGAAAAGTCAAGAGAAATCGTCACCATGAATTAGTTCTTCTAACTCTTCGTCAGTCATGTTCTCAAAGTCCATGTCTTCAAATCGTTGTTTCTTAACAGGCTTACGTTTTATGGTCACCTTATCTAATTTCTTGATGGGATCACCCATGATGTCGTCCAGTTTGACCACCTTAGTTTCTAAAGTTTCTAAGGTAGAATATTTATGACCACACGTTAAACACTGCCGGTGACGGCGTGTTGTATCTCCAAGCGGCCTACTGTTGTAGACCTTACTTTTTCCCTGACATTTCGGGCATATCATTTCTTTGCCTTTGGGGGACGACCGCGCTTTTTGGGTGCGGCAATCTTTGCTGGGCGGCCCCGTTTCTTTTTCACGGGAGCTTTACCGCCTACCCATGCTTCGTTGACCGTGGGCGTTGATTTGTCGTCAGCCCGCAGACGCCCCTTGTCATCTCTAGCTCTTTCTGGCTCTGAAAAAAACATGGGAAAAAACAGACGCAAAAACTTATTTAACATAGATCTCTCCTTAATAACTAAGACTTATCGCATATCATAGTTAAAAAAAATGGTCAACTGATTGTTTTGCGATAGGCGTTCCACATGACGCGAAGCTGACCAGATATTGTCCGGCCCTCTAATTTCGCTAATTTTTTGATCTCTTCGTACACTTCTATGGGTACGAGAACAGATTTCCACTTTGTAATGTCCATATATAGCTCCTTCTGTGTAGGAATATATAAGAGAAGTTGTTATTTTACAAGCAAAAAAGGCCCCGCCGAAGCGGGACCAGTCTTCTAAGGGAGGATTCCAATGAAACAATTACTCTGCTTCACCCCAACTAGGACCGATCTCAATGTCACATAAGTTGGGTATCTCTAACGGTACAGCATTTTCCATAATTTCTGCAACCTCTTTTGCCTCTTCACGATTTTTCACAGACATAGCAACCTCATCATGCACCTGTACCAAAGGGACACGTCCTGTCTTGTATATATCCACCATCGCTTTCTTTGTCATATCCGCCGCCGACGCTTGGATTAGCCGGTTGAGAGCTTTGTAAGTGTAAGCCCGCTTTAATCTGGTGGTCTCACCGTACTCTCGTATAGCCTCTTGGTATGGTAAAGCCTTGTTCATGGCAAAGGTGTCGGGCTCCCACAGATCAAACCGGCACTTACGTCCCAGTATTGACCGGACGGAACCACTACCGTCCTTTTTATTTAAATGATTTTGTACGCCGTTCATCAATCCTTTCACAAAAGGCACGCGGTCATGGTACTGCTTGACCAGACCCTTAGCTTCTTCAACATCAATATCTAGCTGATCAGATAGCTTGTTGACGCCCATGCCATACATCATGCCAAGGTTAATCGTCTTCGCCTGTTTGCGCGGGATCTCCGCCATCTCTGCGACCATCGTATGAAAATCCATATTACTATCATGTCTATAAGCATTGACGAACTCCTCTGCGCCGTTCAGTAACGCGCCTCTTGTCTTGCCGAAAACGTATGCGTAATGAACCAAGATCCGTGGTTCCTGTTGCGAGAAATCTATAGCCGCCCACTGATCCCCTTCTTCCGGTAGGAACAGACTGCGTATCATTGGACCCATCTCAGGGTCACGCGCTGGTATTTGCGGTAGGTTTGGGTTTGACATGGATATGCGTCCAGATACCGTACCGCCGTCGTCAGAACGGATCTGATTGATGTGGCTATGTATGCGGCCATCAGATCGGCAGTGCTTCATTATGGTGTTGATGAACGTGCCGCTGGTCTTGTTTAGGTTGCGGGCTTGCACGATCAGCCGTGCCAACTCGTGGTCATGGTCCGTGAGAAACGATTTGGTAAATGACGGAGCGTTCTTTTCTGTCTTTGGGTACGGTATACCCAGCGCGTCAAATGCTTTGGCTATAGACGCGGCGGCCCACAACTCCACGTCCATACCGGCTACACGTTTGATTTGAGCAAGCACATCTTTCTCTTTATTTAGAAGCGTGTTCCGCGTTTTCTCAACTCTGTCCTGATCTACCCGTACCCCGCGCCATGTCATGTCGATCAGGCAGGGCAACAGGTCTAGCTCTAGGTTTGCGATTGGCCAGAGCTCTTCCTTGGTAAGCTGGGTGGACAGGTAGTTCCAAAGATCCAGTGTGATCTCTGCGTCGTTCTGGGCGTATGGCCCCACATACATAGCTGGCATCTTCCACATCTCAGCCTTGGGGTCCAAGCCAAACTCGCGGGCCGCGTCTTGCAGAGTCTTTTCAGTTTTTATTTTACCCAGCAGATCGTAGCAAAGCGCGTTGAGGCTGTAGCTGAATCGGTTTTCGTCCAGCAATGAAGCTACCAGCATGGTGTCGATTATGCGCCCGTTAATGATAAAACCCATACTACGTATCCAGCCTGCATCATACTGCGCGTTGTGCATGATCTTGTCGGCTGGACACTCAAACACTTTCTTTAGCCACTTGTTGACTATGCGCTCATCCAGATTGCCACCGCCCAGATGCCGGATGGGTATGTATCCGGCCCAGTCTGCAACTGCTACAGCGTAGCCCACTACCTCGCCGTCACCTGTGGGCCATCCGGGCCCGTTGGATTTGAGGTTGGGGTCTTTTGTCTCAACGTCGATGGCTATTTGTTTAGCATCGAAGATGTCAGGTAGCTCTGCCGGTGGAACCCATTCACTCTTGGGCCCGAACATTGTCATCTGTAGTGCCATATCATTTCCAGTAAATGGTTGCGATCTCATCACCCAGTTGAAGAACTTTCCATCCCTGACTCAGGTAATGGTCCAGTTGTTCAATGCGGATAAACCGAATGAGCTTGTCTGCTTTTTTAATCACCCGTTTCTTCGCCACCTAACGCTCCATACCCACAAATGTCTATCCAACTGTCCTCATGGTCTGGTGTTACTACCAGACGGGCCAGCTTAACAGCAACCATACATTGGTAAACCTGTTGAATAGTAACAGGTTTATCTAGCAGAACAGACCACATCTGTGCAATACGAGCGTGGTTTTCATGCGCGTCACCATATTCTTTGGCCCGTGGTCCGTTGACTAGGCTCTCTGCTTTGCGAAGTACTTCTTTACGGTTCATATCTGATAGCTCCTAGTGGCATCATCAGGCTCAACTAAGTAAAGGTTCTGTTTGGTTCGCGTGATGCCGACGTAGAACACACGGTGCAAATCGTCAGGCGCGAGTTCCGCGGCTTTTGATGCGGCTGGTGATATCTCTGTAAACAGAACCACGTTGTCAGCCTCGCCGCCTT